ATATCTCCATCAAATATCAAATGACCGCAAGCATGAACTTTTAAATTAATGGTAATTCCTTGATAATCATTACTTTTACGAAATAAATCAATATATTCACTAGGGATATAATCTTCTACGTCAATTAATTCCTTATCTTCATCATCCGCATACTTTACAGCATCTTCGTATTGATCAATATATTTAGAAATTTGATTGGCTGTCGCAGGAGGAACATCATTTGCTCCTGCGTATAATTGCCATGCAGCTTTCTTTTTTAACTTCTCAATTGCCATTAAAGGCATACATCCATATTCACCGAGTAATTTGCGTGTTGCTTTAACAAATGGTTCTTGTTCTGCAATATTTAAGTCAATATCAGGCATCATACCAGCATCTACACGTTCTTTAGTAAGAAATCTTTCTGGATAAATCGGGATGTCTGCATTAAATCTATCAACTGTTGTAAGCCCGATTAATTTGTTTGTAATATAAGAAGCTGCACTTCCTCTTGATGTTGTTGTTAAAATTCCTCCTTCATTATTCACAGCATCTTCCACTATCTTTTTACTTGTAAGGAAATAATCAACTACACCAGAATCCATAATTTCTTTCGCTTCATAACGAATACCATTAACCTTTTCTTTAGATTTATTCTTTTCTTTTGCATACGCAATGTTTAATTGTGTTTTATATATTTTACATTTCTCTTCATATGTTTTTCCCTTATAAACGCTCGGAATTTTAAATTTACGATCAAATACAATTTCTTCGCAATCATCAACAAAAATATTTGTGTTCATAATTGCTCTGAGTGCTTGTTCTTCATTTAAAATCCTTTGTTCTTTAAATCTATCCAAAAGTGTTTCAACATTTGGATAGTCCATATACCATCCCATTTCTTCTGGATAACTTACTTTTTTATACTTTAAAATCTGGTCTCTTTTAACTTGTCCAACATCATCTATATAATGACTATCAAGACCTGCGATAATATCAATTCCATATTTATCTGACAAGTATAATATTTTTTCATTTAATCTTTTCTGCGGATCAGTATTATTAGCTTGCAATTCAAAAAAGAAATTATCTTGAAAATGTTCATGTATTCTTAACCATATATCCGAAGCATCTTCATAATTCCATCCTGCAATACACGCAGATGTAACAACGAGATTGTCTTTTGGAACATTTAATAATAAGTCCAAATCAATTCGAGGACGATAATAATATCCATCAATATTTGCCATAGATAGAATGTAATTAATATCTTTACGACCCTCTAGGTTTTTTGCCACGATTACCATGTGACAATTAGCCCTATCTTTTTCAAATCTATTTTTAACCCAATATGCTTCGGTACTATGTCTATATTTTAAGTTTTCTTTTTCAGCAACACTGTAAACATGAAATTGATTTCCCTGACTTCCATGTTCCCCCGAAAATAAACACTTTGCATTTAATTCATGACACCTATTTGCATACTGTTCTATAGAATCTCCGCTATCTGCAATAATTGTATTACTAAAATCTTTATGACAATGGTAATTTTCAAAATAAAGATTTTTAGCATAATCATTAATTTCGTATGGAAATTTAAAATGAAGTGTAGGGATAATCTTTTCTATAATAGTTTTTCTATCATTCATTAAGCAATCACCTTAATTTCGTCACATATCGTTTTTAGTACAAACTTACGTCCAAAAAATCCACTGTCTAAATTCCCAATAACTTCAATCTCATCATTCATAAGTGCGTGGTCTTCCATTTCTTCAAAATCGCCATCAAAATTCCATTTAATAAGATAAATATAATCTGTTGGTTTTACGACAAGATGTTTATAATCACTCATTTGCCCTATGGTATAATCTTCAATTCCATCAATAAATACTTTGACTGGCTTAAAATTTGTGCCAGAAATACGGTCAATTTTCTTGATTAAACTTACAAGCGATCTGGTCATATCGGAAATATCAATTTGAATATCAATTTCTTCAACTGTATCTTTTTTTAATGGTGGAAGGGTTGACTCGATATAGTCAGAAAATTTATTTAGATTAGATTTCTCAATAGTAATACCACTTGCTAATTCATGTCCTTCTGCACTAGCCAAATGACTATCATTACATACGGAACGAAAATCATCAAGCCCTATGGCTCTCATAGAACCTGAAAATTCATCACCTGTATCTTTAATTACTAAGATTGGACGTTGATACTTTTCTAGTAATTTGTTGCCAAGTAGCCCACTAACTCCATACGGTGTATCTATGTGCGTAACAATCATTTTTTTATTTATTTGATTTTCACATTGTTCTATAATTCCTGGTAATAATTTAGATACTTCCTTATTTTGATCTTCTTTACATTTCTTGAGCTGTTTAATATAGGCTAAAACTTGTTTGTTATCATCTTCAAGGAATGCTTTCATAGCAATATCATTTTGATTCATACGGTTACTTGCATTAATAATTGGGGCTACACTAAAAGAAATTGCTGTACTATTAAACTCAAAACCACCTACAATCTTCTTTAATGCTAAATTATAGATACATTCAAGCCCTTTAGACACTATATATCTATTCTCCATAACAGTCATGTCCATCATATCTGCAATAACCCCGCAAGCTGCAAGATCAACTAATTCGTCTGCATATGTCGTTCCGTATATAGCATCAAAGTATTTACAAAACTTCCAAGTCACTCCTGCCCCAGATAATTGCGAATTATCATAATCTCGTTGCGAAGATACTAAAATAGATACATCATCATATGAAATCTTTGGATTAATTGCATGATGGTCAAGAATAATAATATCTACACCAGATTGTTTTAGCTTTTCATACTGAGAGGTATTTTTATCTAAGCTATCTACTATGATTAATAAATCGAATGATAGAAACTTTTTCAAATCTTGTTCGATTAACCCATGCTGTTTGCCTTCATCAATAAAAGTAACGACATTGTTTGTAAAGTTTTTTAAATATCGTGTTATAATTGCGCCAGATGTTATTCCATCAGTATCCGTATCTGCTAATATAGCGATATTTTCATCATTCTGTAATGCTTTTTCAACTCTTAAAAATGCCTTATCAATATTTTTCAAACTGTCCAACGGTAATAAATCATCCTCTGTTGGATGAAAAAATCGTTCTGGATTGTCAATATGTCTTTGTGCAATAATCGTATCAAATATATCTTGCTCATACATACCTCTACAATCATTCAGAATTTTATAATTCTTCGTCATCGTTATCTCCTATCATCTTTATTTCGTTCAACATAATATCTTTTAATTTATATTCTCCTAAATCAGAAGGAGATACTTTGTCTTTGTATTTCTTACCAAAGAAATCCCAATATCCAAGTTCTATTTCCGCAAATCTTGAATAGTTCTTAACTAAATTTATATTTCTCATAATATATTCCAATTTATATCCATAATCATGCATGAATATAATACGCTTTGGATTTAACTCAAGAAGCATCTGCACTTGTTTTTTACTAATTGTTCCGCTTCCAAGACCAGTGCAATTACGAATCCCATAGGAATGACATTGCAGAATTGACTTTTCTGCTTCATAAACATATATTGTATTGCCAATTAAGTATTGATAATTTTGTACATATCCATATAAAGTTTGTGATGCTTGACATGGAATGTCGTAAAAATATTTCATCTCTCCATCAGGAACATCATAATTAAAACGTTCTTTAACTCCCATAAGTTGTCCAAGTTGGTCATATATTGGTATAGTGATTCCTTGAGATTCTACATCATATCCAATGTGAAATGCTTTTTGCGTTTGAAGTGATATATGATCTTTCAGAAATCTCGTATTACCAATATTCGCATATGAGTCTAATATAGATTTATCATATGTATTGTGTTTGCACACACTTCGTTTTTTTACCTTTTCATAAAACCCACCGAAGATTCCTTTTTGATTAAAAAACTCATAATAATCATTAATTCCTAATGCATGTTTTACTTCATTAATTACTACAGAAAATTCAACATGACGTTGGTTCATAATATAAGAAAACAAATCCTGCTGAATATTTCTTGCATAGTCATGTACATATAGAAATTTATTATTTTCTAATTTGATTACAATGGATTTTTTAGATGAGAACTCATCTCTACCGAATTGAATATATTTAGAACGTATAACTATATTGCAATAGCCAAAATGTTCAAGGATATCTTTGAGTTTATCTGGGTGATTTAGTAATTCTTTTTTAATGTCTTCAAGCATATATCACTCCAAATGTTATTTATTTTATTTCACCATGTTTAAACCTTGCTTGTGCTACTTCACGGAAAATACAGTGATCTCCGTCAAACTTTAAGAGATATGCAACTCCTGTATCACTTGAGTTATTACCATTTCTAGTTTTCTCTACAAATAATGCCCTATATACCGCATTACGATCTGGGGCATACTCTTCTTCTATCCACTTATCATTTACTTTTTTTAATCTAAATGGACGACAATAGAATTTATTCTTTTCATCAAGTTCTTCATCATATACAGTACGCATTAAGAATAAATTTTCAAGAATTTCTTTGATTTGTTTTGAGTTACTAAGAACTGAACTATCAAGAAATAACTTCCCTTTTAACCTTTCTGCGAGCTGCACAGATGCAAGCATGATAATATTGTATTTTTTAGCAATCTTATCAAGTTCACGACTGTCTCTGACCAATGATAAATCCTGTCGAGTGCCTTCAAAATCACTTTCTTGAATCTTAAACGTGTCGTATAAAACGCAATCATATCCGTAGCGTAGGACATTTTCTCTGATTTTCTTTTTAACAACTCTCATATCAGCATCGTTAATAGAGATAAATTTAACTTTTCCCTTATATTTTTCTCTCCAAAATTTCTGAACTTGAGTAAGTTGATCTCTTGATTCTACATTAATATCACCAGAAGTCATTTTTTTCTTTGTCAATTTAAAATATCTATTTCTTTTGCCTAATAACCAAATCATAAATTTTACTTTAAATTTCTTGACGCTTTCCTCATTGGATATAATAAGAATCTTCCTGTCATAATATAATAATGCCATTAATACAGTTACCCACCAGCTGCTTTTCCCGACACTTGAAAAGCCACCCATCATAGTAAATGTACCTTCCAAAAGTCCCATAATCTGTCTTGATAAAAATGGAAAACAATTTATTTCTTCTCCATTAATGTCATATCCTGCAATATCAAATGGGACTCCGTTTTCTTCACCTTCTTTACATGATTCGATAAATTCATCATCAAAATCAATTTCCTCTTCTTCAAGAACCTTGCTTGAATATCCTGTGCCATAAGAACTAATTCGTGCATCATACCAATCAGTAACTTCTTCGGCTGTCATTTTGCGGAATAGTTTCAGAGGGATGATTTTCTTCCCATTTACATCAATCTCTTTTAGAAGATTAAATCCGTCAGAATGCATATGTAATAAGATATTCTCTCTATATAAAATATCAATATAGGTGTCAAAGTTTTGAGTATTAATAATGTCAATCTGGTGCTGAATCGAATCCCAACCACCCATATCTTCATATTTATCAATTGCATCTTGGCTCAAGTTTGACAGTATTGTTACTTCATCAAGAGAATAAAATCCTTTATTTCTCAATTGATTTAACATTGAAAAATAAAACAATCCATCGGCTGTAACAAAATCTTTTTGCTCAAATGTTGTATCATCTATAAGCAACATATCTTTAAAGAAGCAACTAATTACATTGCCCTCTGTTTCAATACGTCCTTTTAACAATTGCGGTGGATATTTGTCTTTTACACCAGTAATAAATTCTGCTATGATTCATCACCAACTTCCATTTCAATATCTCGAAGTGCAACACGCTTAGATTTTCTATGAAAATTCATATTTGGCATATCCACTTCTACTACTTTTGTTTCGGGGATTTTATTCAAAGACTGTTTATAATCCTCAAGACTATTTTTAAGAATTGCAGAGAAATAACGAATTTTTGCATACTCACTTTGAAACGATCTGCACATCACACCATGTAGAAAATCAAAGTTAGACTGCAAATATGATAAGATTAGTTCATATGAATAATTTTCAAGTAACACATTTATTTCTTTACGAAGTGCTGTGTTGACTATTTTATAACCAAAAATTCTATCAATACATTTATATGTATTTTCTTTAACCTGTTTCGCAAGAACAACATTATTATATTCTGATTCATTGCAGTAGTAGGTATTTACTTTACCTACTACCACTCTGAATGCTTTATCTCTATTTAGCGTTGCTCCGCATTTACGACATTTTACAGTGTACGCCATAACAGACTCCTTACTTTGTCATCATGTCATAAATTCTTTTCAGTCCATCTTCATCAACATCATTGAGTTTTCCATATTCAGCAATTACTTCTTTGACACTTGCTTTTAATGTTGCATCTTTGCATTCCTTATACATTGTGCGAATTGTCCCATTTAAGTCTTCTGGATATTTAGATTCTTCAACTGGATTTTCTGTAATAGGAGACTCATCAAATAAGTCATCATCTTCTAAATCAGCCTCGAAGTTTGGCTTCGGTTCAATCTTTACTTCTTCAATAGATTTTTGAGCTTCTTTTACGGGAGTTTTATTATCATGATGTTTTTTTGAATTTTTAATTGCATCTTTAAGTGCTTTGATTAACTCATCTGAATCAAGAGGAATCTCATTTACAATACCTGCAAATCTTGATTTACTATCTACAGAGTAAGAATCATCCCTAAATACAATTTTACGTTTTTCATCTTTTACTTTGTTAATAGTAATTTCTTCATGCTTAACAATATCTTTTCTTCCAGTTCCTTCTGCTTCAATTGAACGATCAATACAAGCAACTCCAACAACATGAACTTTGGTTTTAAAATCATTGAAATATCTCTGTGGCATATTTGATGTCAATGTTGTATATGCCGTACTGGTAACTGGATCAACAATATCTTTTGTCTTAGAATGGCATGTATACCAAACTTTTACTCCAACTTTTCCTAATGCTCTTACTCTGTCATAAATCATATCAAATACAACATCGTATCCTGCACCAAATCCACCTTCTACACTGTTAAGGGTTTTTGCCATCTTGAAATTTTTATTACCCATATTTTCTTTATTCCAATTAGCAATCGCCTGATTTTCTGTACAAGCAATTAACTGGTCTAAAGTATCAATAATAACTACTTTCAAATTTGGATATTCAGTGTTCTTATTTTTAATAATATCATTACAGATATCTGTAAATCTTTTAAAGTTTGGAACATCCTCATATGTAACATCATCAATTGCAGATACGCCTTCTTCATCACCTGTATTTAATAATAAGTAACCATCTTCTCCAAACTCTTTTTCACATAATTCACTAATTACGGTTGTTTTACCAACACCAGACTCTCCACAAATCATAATTGAATAATCATATAAATTGTCACTAATTTTACTTCTTTTACCAAATGCCATTCGTTTGTGCTCCTTTTATTTACATTTTTATTGATTTTATAAGTTTCTTTTTACAAGAGGGCAAAAGCCCTCTATATTAATTAAAGCTCATCATCGTCATCGAAAAGATCTTCTGTTCCTTCTGGTAACTCTTCCTCAAGTGGTTTAATTACCATATCCTCATCTGTATATACAGTATCCTGTCGTCCACGTACAAAACCTTTTGCTGGTTTTACAAACTGATATTCTCTAACTCTTTCTCCATATACATTACCTCCAAGTTCTTTACGAATATCATCCATTGTAATTAAACCACATTCAAGATCTTCTTTTTCTTCATCAGAAAGCATGTCCTCTGTGATTTCTGTTTTCTGTGCGCCATTAAGCATATTAACAACCACACCATATTCTTTATA